GAGGACGGGATCACAGCTGCCAATGCAGTGGCCCAACTCTTTCCCAACAAGGCCAAGGTGGTTAAGCTACAGTTGAAGGATGCGTCTGACTACTTGAAGGAGAACAAACAGAAAGAGTTTACCAACTGCTGGTTCTCTGCTGAGAGGTATACCCCTGCCAATATCGTCAGAGGCGAGGACCTACTGGAACGTCTGATGAACCAGCCCACGCCAGATAGCCTTACGCTCCCGTGGGATGGCCTTCAAGACCTGACCTATGGCATCCGTAAGGGAGAGATGTGGACCATCACCAGCGGCTCTGGCATGGGCAAAACGCAGGTGCTCAGAGAACTAAGCTACCACATACAACAACACACTGAGGATAACATTGGCCTACTGTTTCTGGAGGAACCACTGGAGGACGCTGCCAGAGGAATGATGAGCCTCTCTGCAGGTAAGCCCCTGCACCTGCCCACCACTGAGTACACGCAGGATGAATGGGACGATGCCTTCACTGATACTCTAGGCACAGGACGGTATGCCTTCTTCGATTCCTTTGGATCAAACAACATTGATACCATCATCAACACCATCAAGTATATGCGGTATGGTTGCGACTGTCGGTACATATTCCTTGATCATATCTCCATCCTTGTCAGTGATCAGAGCGCAGGTGATGAGCGAAAGGCACTGGACGAGATAGCAACCAAGCTCAAGACCCTGACCATTGAGCTAGACATATGGCTGGGGATGGTCAGTCACTCCAAGCGTCCCGCTGGTAAGCCACATGAAGAAGGTGGACAGACCTCACTCTCTGAACTGCGCGGCACCGCTGGCATAGGTCAGTTGAGTAACATGGTACTGGGCTTGGAGAGAAATGGACAGGACCCGGATCTCTACCGGAGAAACGTCACCCTGATACGGGTACTGAAGAACCGTTTCTCTGGTCTCACTGGCCCCGCCTGTCACCTTCACTACGACAGAGGTACAGGACGCTTGACACAGATAGATGACCCTGATATAGATCAAGAGCTAGAGGTAACGACAGAAGAGGAACACGATGAAACGAATATCTCTTGACATAGAGACAGATGGCTTTGACCCCTCTCATATCTGGTGCGTAGGCACAGAGGATATAGACACGGGAGAAAGCCACCTCTTCACAGAGGATCAACGGTTTCAATTTAAGGAGTATATGAAAGATGCCACGGAAGTACTTGGATTTAATATTCTACAGTTTGATCTGCCTATTCTTACTAACCTGTGGGGCTACGGTGTACCTGTGGATCAGGTCACAGATGTTCTTATTCTCTGCCAGCTAGAGCAACCGGGACGAGAGGGTGGTAACTCTCTCAACGCATGGGGTGGAAGGCTTCGCTTTCCAAAGATGGACATGGACGTAGAAGATTTCTACACAGGGTATACTGAGGACATGGGAACCTATTGCATGAACGATGTTAAGCTTACCACTAAACTGTACCATCACATAAGCTCTCTTATGTCTGGTAGATTTAGCAAGGACAGCATTCGTCTTGAACATCAGGTCAAAGCTATCACCTCTCGACAGGAGGTAAATGGTTTCTACCTTGATGAGTTCAGGGCTATGTCTCTCAGCGCAGAGTTCTCTGAGAAGCTCACCAACATCACCGATAAAATGCAGGAGATATTCCCGCCCAAGGAAGTGCAGCTGAAGACTAAGGTAAAGTATGTTCCCTTCAACCCCGGCTCTCGTAAGCAGATTGCGGAGCGTTTGATGGAGCAAGGGTGGGAGCCAAAGAAGCACACTGACAAAGGTAATGTGGTGGTGGACGAGACAACCTTATCAGCAATTGACATGGACGAGGCCAAGGTACTGGCAGAATATCTGATGTTACAGAAGAGATCAGCGCAGGTTAAGTCATGGCTAGAGGCGATGCACCCCAAGACAGGGAGGGTACACGGTAGAGTGCTCACCCTGCAAACTATCACGGGGCGCATGGCTCACGCCTCTCCTAACATGGCGCAGGTACCAGCTGTGTACTCACCATACGGTGAGGAGTGCAGGTCTTGCTGGACAGTACCCTCTGCTAAGAAAGTATTGGTGGGCATAGACGCCTCTTCCATTGAACTAAGGATGCTCTGCCATTACATGAAGGACGAGGACTACACAACACAGGTTGTCTCTGGTGACATACACTCCTACAACCAGAAGCTGGCAGAGTTACCTTCGCGCTCCCAATCGAAAACATTTATTTATGCCCTTCTCTACGGGGCAGGTGCTGCCAAGATAGGTTCTATCATTGGGAAAGGTGCCAAGGAAGGGCAGGAGATAATGGACAGGTTCTTTCTAAATCTAAGTTCTTTTCAAAAACTGAAGAACAGGGTGATCAAAGCTGCTGATAAGAACAAGTGGATTTCTGGTCTGGACAACAGAACCCTACATATCAGATCAACTCACGCTGCCTTGAACACTCTACTACAGGGTAGTTCTGCCATACTTATGAAGAGAGCACTGGTGATCTTTGATAGTCTTATCAAGGAACAGGAACTGAACGCAATCTTTGTTGCCAATGTTCACGATGAATGGCAATTAGAGGTTGACAAAGACCATGGAGATATGGTAGGTAAGGCAGGAGTTGAGGCTATCAAGAGAGCAGGAGACTACTACAAACTACGGTGCCCTCTTGACGGTGAGTACAAAATAGGTAACAACTGGGCAGAGACACACTGAGAGGTACACGCAATGGACATTTACTTACACACTGCCATATCTGTAGGGGCTATTCTTATAGCCTACGTTGTAGGCAACTGCTTCTCCATGGCAAAACATATTTCCTACGGTGTAGAGTATACGCTTAATAAACTAGAGAAGGAGAACTGCATACGCATTGCTTACAACAGAGACGGAGAAAAGAAAATCGTCAGTCACTTAGAATCTTATAAGGAACTATACACAGAGATAGATATACTAAAAGGAAACGTCTATGATCTGGAAAAACAATTGAACACTTGTAGAAAAAAGAGTGTTGACAAGTTAGTATAGACCTGCTATATACACATCATCATCATCAACGTAACGAAAGGAATTAAATTTATGGGTATCATTCAAGGCAAAGCATACTGGGCCAAGTTAGACCCTAACAACCCTGCTCAAATCTACAACACCACCTCCAACACTGACAAGCAGTGGACCATGGACGTTACACTGGACGAGACAGCTGCAAAGATTCTTCAGCAGTATGACATGGCAGCGTCTCTCCGAGACGGGTCACAGGAAGCTGTCTCTGCAGGAGCAGGGCGTAAGCTCAATGGTAAGCCTACTCTTCTCTACCCCAAGGGTCATGAGTCTGATGACTTCTACTTCACGTTTAAGTGTAAGGCGTTTGGCAGAGACGGTGAACCCCGGCGTCCTCCTCAAGTGGTAGATGCTGACAGGAAAGATATCAGTGGTACTCTTATTGGTAACGGTTCAATTGTCAACGTCAAGTTTAACGAATGGCTTAACCCCGCAACTGATAAGCATGTACTGTATCTTAACGGAGTACAAGTGGTACACCTTGTACCTTATGAGCGAGACGGTGGCTTTCAAGTTATTGAGGGTGGGTTCAAAGCAGAGCCTATGATGACTTCAACTGTCACAGTTTCTGCTTATGAAGAAGATTTTGAATCGGTTAGTTTGTAGGAAAGGAGATTAGATAATGAAATCAACTGCACAAAGTCGAGTCCTCCGCGCACTGAAGAAGCGTAACCGAGTGACTCGAAAGACAAGCATTGAACGTGGCTGGGCTGAGAACTTAACGGCGACTATCTCAGACCTGCGGGAGAAGGGGCATGACATTATTCCCGTACACGTTCCAATGCTTGATGGTCCAGACTACACTCGTTATAAGCTGGTGGTCTGAACCATGAACGGTGGCAAGATTAGTTCTCTTCTACAAGACATAGAAGAAAGACTTGAAGATGGCGCGGTGGTGGACGAGGCTAATCTTGCTATCTTCTTAGAGGAGATGGAGGAGATAATGGAAAGGTTCTTCTCCGAGGGTAGTAGCTACACTACCAAGGGGAGGATGAGACTTTCAGCAGTGGGTAGAGAGAACCGTAAACTATGGTACGAGTACAAGGGTTATGATAAACCTAAACTCAATACATCAACAAGACTAAGGTTCTGCTTTGGCCATGTGCTGGAGTCTTTCCTCCTCCTCCTTGTAAGAGAGGCGGGGCATAAAGTATCTGACTGTCAGAAGAAGGTAACAGTGAACGGAGTAGATGGTCACATTGATTGCTTGATAGACGATGAGCTTGTCGATGTAAAGTCTGCTTCTCCTTATGGGTTCAAGAAATTTAAGGACGGTTCAATAACAAAAGGTGAGGACCCATTCGGTTACATGCACCAGTTAGGTGCTTATGCCACGGCTCTTGGTAAAGAGAAAGGACACTTCTTATCTATCGACAAGAGCAGCGGAGAACTTAACTTACTAAGGGTGAACCTGTCAAAGGTAGATACACCTAACAGAATAGATTTCTTGAAAGAAACTTTACCTCTTGACACACCACCAGACAGGTGCTATGCAGAGATAGAGGACGCCTCCGGTAATAAGAAGTTGGCCAGTGGGTGTAGGTTCTGTGACTTTAAGGTGGAGTGTTGGAAAGATTCTAACGATGGCATAGGTCTTAGAAAATATAACTATGCCAGAGGACCAGAGTACTTTACCCATGTAGAGAAAGAGCCAAGAGTAGAGGAGGATTTCTTATGAGCCATGTAGTTAAATTCACAGAGGATGAACTCGCCTACTGTAAAGCATTGGGAGTGAAAAGACACATGGCAAAGCACTCATCTTTTCGGAACAGTAGAAACTACAGGAAGCAGCAGTTTGCAGGTGAGATACACATGATAGGTGTAATGGGAGAATACGCCTACCACAAATTAACTGGGTGTGAACTGGACAAAAACATCTACGCAACTGGAGATGGTGGTCAGGACTTTGAGCACAACGGAAAGAAAGTAGAGGTAAGGGTTAGCACCTTTGGCCCCGTGGGTACAGAGTTAAAAGTATCAAAGACAGAATACCAAAAATATAAACCTGACGAGTATGTACTTGTTTATATTAACAAGAACAACTTCAAAGATGTCACCGTGCTTGGTAAGATTAGCAGAGAAAACTTTGACAAAAAGAAACGTGAGAAACAGTATGGTCCAAGGTACCCTGTTAATTATATTGTAGGCGCGGAGGACCTCGATGCATTGGACATTTAGAGATGACAAGACCAGAGCGCCACAGCCTGATGAGTACTTTGGTTTCGTATATGTAATCAGTAACAAGCTCACCACCAAGCAGTACATTGGGTGTAAACAGTACTGGCAGATGCGTAAACGGAAGAGACACAAGCCCTCCAACTGGCGTGTCTATACCTCGTCATCTAAAGACTTGAACGAGGACATTGCCAAGATAGGAAAGAGACGGTTCAAGTTTGAGATCATACAAGAATATAAAACAAAGAGGGGTCTTCATTACTATGAACAATTCTATCAGATGAAGTACCATGTTCTCACCGCTGTGATAGAGGGAACAGATGAGCCAGCCTACTATAACAAGAACGTAGGCGGGGTCAGGTTCTATGTTCCTGTTGAAACATATGAAGACCCTGAAGTCATAAAGAGAAAAAGTAAGGGTCCCTACAGAATTACATTTGAAACTGGAAAAACTATTACAATTGACTCCATCAACGGGTGGGCAAAAGAAAACAATTATCAAAATGAAACGCTTTTTGATATGTTAAATAACAGAAAAAGATGGAGGGCGAAAGGAGATAAGAAAGCCTATCCAAGAAATAGATGCAAAGACATAATAAAAGTAGAAAGACTGAGTGATGAAGAGGAGAAATAGTGACGCTGTGCTCCACACATTGGAGGAGGGAGTGCATGAGCACCATAGTCCAGAGAAAGTTATGTGGCTCTGTGTCATTCTTCAGCAGCTTCTGGACGCCACCAAACCTGTCAAAGAC